GTAAATCTCACTTTCATATTGGCCCAGGGGCGATGCAGTCAAGATCACCCCCGGCACTTGGAACTTTTACGCCCCCAAGCGGGCAGGGCATTAGGCTACGATGTCCTTACATACCGCGAAGGCAGTAGGCTGCAACAAGTTTACATCCATGTAAGCGTTCAACACAACGTTGGTCAAGCCAGCAGTTGCTCCGCTATATGGGTCTACTGTGAGTTCTAATCCGCCCCAGTTCGCAACCATTAATTGCGAGAAGTCACCCGCGATAAGTGCAGACAAAGTGCTAGAAGTACCTTTGCTCAAGTTGCTAGGAACCAAAGTGGTAGTGGCTGCGTTGTAACCGTTCAACTCAGAACCACCTGCAGGCCAAATGAAATTTCCTTCAACACCTGAAGACTGGCGAGGGATGGTCTGCAAAGCAGCTTTTACCTTTGGGTTAGTCAAGTAGTTAATCATTGTGCCGTTGCTGTTCTCGATGGCTTTCATCAAGTTGATAACGTCAGCCCATACTGGAGCGATACCGTTAGCGTTAGTGCTGTTTGAAGTTGCACCACCTGCGTAGGTTACGTTTACATTGCTGTTTGCAATGATACCGGTAGGCTCGTTAGTTCCACCACCTTTGATAGCAGCAGCTTCCAAAGATTGAGCCATTGCGTTCAACAACCAGTTACGCACGTAGGCGTCAATAGAGTTGCTAGATTGCAACATCAACTGATTTGATACCTGAATGTAAGCAGCCAAACGCTTAGGGCTGAAAGTGATTTTAGAAAACGCAGGGCTCTTTTCAGTAGCAGATCCGTTTTCAGTATTCCAACCGGCAGATGGTGTAGTGCTAGCAGTTGGCATATCCAAGTTACCAACCAAGCCAGACAAACGCTGAACACCCAAACCATTTAAAACAGTTTTAGGAAGCAATACGTCAATGATTGAACCAACAGAAGTTTGAACGTTTACACCACCCTCAGAACCTGAAGTACCACCGGTAGCAGACATGTCACGCTTGAAAACCTCAGAAGGGATTTTGATAGAGTGAGCAGAAACAGAAACGCCTGAACGCTGGAACTCTTCAGAACCAACAGAAGAAAATTCAGCCTCAACACCTTCACGACGGCCAGTGATGGCCATGTTCATAGCACGTTTGAAAGAGTAATCTTTCGCCATGTTTTCTTTTTCTTTCTCTTCTGAACGGCTTGCAGAATGGCCAGCGGCTTGGGCTGCCAAGTTTTGCAATTTCTCCAAGGTTTCAACCTCCGATTTGATCGCACCCAAACGGGCCTCGATTTCGCTCAAGCGATTGGTTTCTGAATCGGCCATAGATCTGGCTTCTTTTTCGATTGTGGTTTGCAAGCTAGACAACTCGCCCAACAGGCGGCCGCGCTCTTCTTTCAATGCTTTAATTTTATTCATGATTTTATTTTTTGTTTAAAGGTTTTCGTATCTCAATAAAGCCAATTTTAAAACATCGGCAGAGGCTTGGCTTCTTTTGGCCTCTTCGATTTCTTGCTCCTGATCACGCAAGGCAACAATGCTGCGAGCATCGGCTTCCGTGTCGGCGTATGCGGGATAAGTAACCGGGCTCACGTCGTACAAATCCTCGATCATTGTGATAGTACGCTTGCCCATGGTTCCGTATTTGGTAGACTCGCTCCACTTCTGTTCTTTGATCGTGAAAGCAAATGAGCTCTGCGTGATGTCGCCGCGCATGATAGAACGAACTACAGACATGTGCGTAGGGTTTTCGTAATCTGGAATCCAAGTATATTCCAAATTTCCATCGGCGTTCACAAACACATTGCAAGTGCTTGCTTTTGTACGGCCTAGAATTAACTCGGCCTCATGGTTAAACAAACAACGAATGTCATACTCTTTAGACAAAGCATTGTCAAACGCACCGCGCTCGATCACCTCTTCAAAATATCCCAAATCGGTTACAGAGTTAATCACCGCAGCAATGCCTCCGATTTCTTTGGGCATGTTTTCGTCTTCGCTTCTGGCTATAACGGTGCCTGTAAATGTGCGCCTTTCTTGTTTCATTAGATTACTTCTGTGTTATTGGTTCCCTCTGGGTTGTTATTCTTGTCTGCGGTGCTCATTAGTTGCGCAATCTTTGCATCCATGTAAGCGTCGATTTTGCTCGATGGCATTAGGTTGCTTTCAATTAGGTATTCATCGCCGCCATTGAATCCGTTTGCATCTTCAAACATGCGGGCTTCGTTCCTCGAGAGCCAACCGCCGCGAATGCCTTTATTATAATAGTCTGCGCGCTCATTAGCGGAGGCTCTCAAAAGTGAATTAAAGTTAAATTTAAAATAGTAAGTTAACTTATCATTTTCGGTCAAAAGCTTGCGGGCCATTTCCTGCTCGATGTTAATCGCATAACTCGCCAAGGTGCGAGCGTAAAAGTCTTGATATTCCTGCTCGACGCTAGACTTGATGCCATCCTTTGCGCCAATCATAGAAGCGGGTACCCCAAAAATGCGGGCGATCTCTTCTGCAGAAAATTTGCGAGTTTCTAAGTACTGGGCCTCTTCAGGTGAAAGGCTTAGCTTTTCCATCTTAATGCCGTTGGGTAGCACTGTGCTACGGCTTGCCCCATCGATTACATCGTCGAGCGATTTCTTCAAAGGCACTGCCTGCTCTGGCTTAATCTGTGCGTCAGATGTTAACAAGAATTTCAGCACTCCGTTTTTGTAAACGCCTGCGCTCTGGCTAATCGCTGCCAAGTCGATGCCCAAGGTTTCAGCGTGCACCACGATAGGGCTCAACCCAACAAGCGGATCATCACCACACAAACCCTTAAAGTGCAACATATCGGCGGCGGGAATCATACCGGGGAATCCTTTGCGGTTTACCTTGTAGAACAATTGCCCGTCCTGCATGATTGGCTGAACGTAATCAGGTGCGATAGGGTGCAACTCAATGCCCAAATATCTGCTGTCGCGATTGATGAAAGCGTAAGCGTTACCCTTCAGCGCCAAGTGGCTCACCATGTATTTGGTGAAATCGTATTTAGTTTGGTAGGGGTTTGGTTCGTTTACCAATGCCGTAGCGTAGTGGACCACAACCTGTTCGCGATCTACGCCATCATCTTTGTACAATTTTAAAGAAAGCCCTGCAATACCGTCCGCAATAACTCTAACGCACGCGTGCACTGACGCAATAGATAAAGCCGTGCGGTCGTTAACAGCTTGCCCGCTTTTTGTTTGGTATCCAAAAACATTTTGTAAAGTATTAACGAGCCAATCCGTTGGCTGCGACAGTGAACTGCGCTTTTCCTTTCTTGGCTGCCAGAATCTTAAATTCATCGCCCGCAAATTACAACTGTGATAAATTACTCACGTTAACAAATCTCATTTGTTTCGCCCCTGGGCTAACCACCTACTGAGCGCCGCCCTGAATACATCATAGTTTTTGTACCGCCTCACTCCAAACTTGCCGAAATACTTTTCCTCGGTAGCGTTGTAGGCATCCTCGTACGTCCGATATTTTGGGAGGTTGTTGTAGTACTCTTGCATATAGTCGTCTAAGAATTTCATAAGCTTACAAACCAAAAATCAGATTCTTTTTCTTTGGCGGCGTCTTGCATGCAAGTGCCCAACGCCATAACGATGCTAACAGGGCCATCGACTTTATCGCCTGACTTCGCTTTGTCTATTTTGATATTACCCGCAGGATCTGTGCGCAGCATAATGTTGCCCATCATCCAACGGGTAACTGGGTTGCCTGCATGTCTTATCTGTTTATCCTTTGTGAGTCGCTCTAGTTCTTTAGTAGGCGCCGACATTGAAACAAAGCCCTGGCCAAAGGGGAACATTTGCAGCCCTTCATTTTGCAATTCAATTACAAGCTGCGAAGAGTTGAAGCGGTCAAATGCAATGTCTTTGATGTCGTACTGTTGCGCCAATTGAATAACTCGCGCCTTAATAAAAGCGTAATCTGTTACATTGCCATCCGTTAACTCTATATGGCCATCGGCTGCCCACTGTCTTATCGATTGCCCGGCTGCGTCCTTTCTTTTGTAGGCCGTTTCAGCAGGCAACCAATACCACGACCGAATCGCGTGGAACTCTGGAAAGTATAGCGTGAATGCGCAAAAGTCGCCGGTGCTTGCCAAATCCAAACCACCATAACACAAAGCGCCCTCGAGATCGTCAACGCCATCGCAGGCTTTCCAGTCGCTGTCGCTTATCCAAGTCATTGCGGTATCAGTCCACACGTTTAGCAGTTTGGTTTTAAATTCAACTTCTTTGTGCACGAACTCCTTGGCCTCAGTTAGCCCTTGCTCCAATTGGCGAGGGTTTACAGAAATGCCCCAGTTAGGATTGGCCTTCGCCCAAACTGCCGGGTCTGTCCAGTCGTCGCCCTCATCAAGTGTGTAGATCACCGAAAATAAAGCATCGTCTTTGATGTTGCCACTCAACACGCCTGCGCAGTATTGCCTGTGCTTGTAGCAGGGCGCTTCTCGATTAAAGCCCGCTGTCGTGATTGTGAACAGCAAAGGTTGACGCCTCGCCCCCATTGAGTTACGGATTACGTTGTAAAGCTCATCGTTCGGATGCGCGTGGTATTCATCAATGCAACAGAAGTGTGCGTTTAGTCCGTCCTGCTTGCCCGGGTTCCACTCCAAAGGTTTATATATGCTTTGGCCGTACAGGATCCGGCGGTTATTCACAGAGTTATTAACAGTCAGCGCTTCATTTAGCCAGGGCAAATTTTGACAAACCCTCACCGATTCCCCAAATACCATCATGGCCTGGTCAAGTTTGGTAGCCGCACTATAAACCTGCGCCGCAGATTCGTCATCTGCAATTAAGCCGTAAAGCATAAGCGCCGAGCTGAAAGTAGATTTGCCATTCTTGCGCGGGACCTCAACGTAAGCACGTGTAAACCTTCTGCTGCCATCCTCATTTAAAAACCCAAACAGATTCCAAACAATAAACGCCTGCCAAGGTTCTAACTCAAACGGACGCCCGGCATATTCTCCAGTGCTATGTTCTAGCTGCTCGATAAAGTCGACAGCATGCTGCGCGTAGGTTTCGCTAAATCCCCAACCGCTCGCACGATCTTTGACATAACGAGCCACGGCATTGCGCACATGTTCACAAACAGGCACCGCCCCGCTCTGTACGTCGGTTATGTATTTTTCAACCTTAAGCACTTGCTTTCAAAAATGGCCAAAGATTCCTGGGCGAGTTTTAAATTGCGATAGACAAAAGCCTCATCCCACAATCCAAATTTACCGCACGGACGGAATCCGCTGCCTTGATCCATAACAATAATATAGCCCTGACCTTGTGGCGTTATTCTGAACTCGCGCCCCTGGTACTCTACGTGCGAAGTTTCAAAGGCGGCTTTGTGCGTTGCCTTGCTAATTGATTTTTTCATCTTATGCGGTTTTAGGTTTTCTCAAAAGTTCTAATTTACTCGCTGGCTTTATATTGCCCGTTTCAATCTTTGCCCGTGCGCTTGGCGTGATGCCGAA